GTTTATCTACCATGCTCTCGATTACATCATATCTATCTTCAGGGATTGTTACATAATGATCTTCAAAAAGACTCTTCATTCCTTGTAGGAATGATTCAGTCATTTCAGTCTTAAGACCGTGCTCAACTGCGAGAGCGTTCTCTTGGATCCACTCATCGGCAACATACTCTAGGTATGCATCAACACGATCTACAAGACCTTCTTTGATTGCTTCGATTTCTTCGACAAGAGCAGCAGCATATGACTCTTCTAGTTGTGATTTAATTTCAATAACTCTGGTCTTGATTGCTGCTTCAAAAATAGTGCGTGCTTTTTCTTGGAACTCTTCAGAGAGTTCTTCGCCCGCTAGAAGAGCGTTAACATCTTCTTCAATGTTAAACTCTTCTTCCATTTTCTTTTTACCCTTTTTACCTTTTTTGCCTCTTCCGTATCCGTCCTCGTCCTCCTCGTCACCTTCTTCCTCGTCACCTTCTTCCTCGTCACCTTCTTCCTCGTCGTCCTCTTCCTTAGCAGCTTCAGCAACTACTTCTTCATCTTCGTCGACTTCTTCCTCATCAACTAAATCCTCATCTTCCTCAGTCTCTTCTTTAGCCATAGTTTTCATTGGTTCAGCAGCTGCTGCCTTTGCATTAACTACGTTTCTAACTTGAGCAAGAGTTGCTCCAGGAGTTTTGAGCATATTTGAGTCGTCATCTGGACGGCTATTTTCGGGAGTAGGACCACCAAGATCTTCCCAACCAGCAGTTTGTCCTGGAGTAGAAACTCCAGAAGCATTCTGTGCAATATTGTGCATTGGTTCGGCAGCTGCAGCCCCTTTGGTTACTACGTTTTCCATTTCTTGTAAATTTCTACCAACGGACATTTGTTTGATTGTGTTATAATCTATATTTATTTATTAAATCAAAGATTTGTAATAAAATCTTGAAATAGTTGAACTTTGTGTTCTTGTAGCCTTCTTTCATCTACTAAGGTATTAATTCTACGCTTTGTTTGTTCAGCAAGTCTTTCACGAAGAATTCCACCTTCCCAAACCCACTCCTTTCCTTCCATGATTCCCTGAACAAAAGCATCAGGAGCAGAAGGATCGGCAACGATATCAGCAGCAGTTGCTAACATAAAGTCTTCACCAACAATTTTATGACCTTCGTTAGTCATCTTGAGTGAACCAACACCACGAGAAGAAACACCAAGGCAAACTCCAGAATCTAGTAAAGATTGTGCAATCTTACCCATTGGAGTTTCAAGAAGTTGTGCTTTACCTCTAAAGTTTGTTCCATCTTGTTCAAGTGAAACAATCTTATGAGAAACTCGATCCAGATTTACAGTAGGACCATCTGGGTGTCCAAGTTCACCAAGAGCGCGACCTTTGCAAACAAAAGTTTCATTATATCTTTTTACTTCGCGTGAAAGAGTCTCCATTGGATACATTCTTCCGTTACGATTGCAAATATCACCTTGAAGGAAAACGCCTTCAATATACATTTTCTTTCCAGTACCTTTGCCTTCGGTTATAAACTTAACCTGTTGGACTTCTTCTGTGATGAGTTTCATTGTTTTTAGTTTGTAAATCCTACTTTTGCACCTTTAACTTTGTTACTATCGGCAAAAACACAATGAGATGCAGTTTTGATAATTTGTTCAACCGATCCTGCTGGCATGGTAATAGATCCGATGCCAGTTCCACTTTGAGTTTCAACTACATTTACAATGTGTGCAGAAGTATCAGTGTTTACAAGACGAACAACAGTTGCTGCACTAAAACTTGTAGCTGTACCTGTAGTAGTGGGTAAATTTAGCTCATCTGCTAAAATTTTTGTCGACATTATTCTTGACCCTCTGTTGATTCTTCATTATCACCAAACATAGACAGAGCTACAACTGGTTTTGCATTTTCAATTCTTTCTGCAGACTTAGCAAATAAAACAGATTTAATTTTATCTGTAATCTCTGAAGGTGAAGAATTTGTTGCAATCAAATCGATGATTTCTTCCATAAAAATAGGTGTATATATCTTCTATTTATATTTCAGCTTTTTTGGCATCTTTTTGCATTTGAACGTCTGTAACTTGACCCTGAGAATCTGTATTTGGTTCTTGGGGAATTTGGCCCATATCCATACCATTTTGACCCATCCCTGCAGTTCCATATCCAGTTCCTTCTGGTGCTGCTGGTTCTGCTGGTGGAAGTGGTTGACCAGTGATTGGATCAATAGTAGATGGATCTGGTAAAGTTCCATTTTTAATTTCTTTTTCAATTTGTTCATCAATTTCAATGATTTCTGAATCAGTTTGACGAAGAATTCTTTTGCGAATATATTCTTGAGAATAATATTTTCCAATATAAGGTTCAATTGTTGCTAAAGTTGCTAAACGCCCATTTAAAAGTTCAGATTCCTTTAACTCAGCAAATTGATTGTCGTAAAGAAAATCATATTGAATATGATCTCTCATTGTTTCCCAATCTTCTGGGGTAACAATATTTTTTAAAATGAGTTGTGTACGAAGAATATCATTGAACATTTGAGCAAATCTTTTTCTCAAACGTCCAACAAACTTAGAAAATTTTAGTTCATCTCTTAAAATTTCTGAAGAGCGTCCTAGATTAAAACCACCATCAGAAGCAATTCTTGATTCAGGAACTCCAAGTGCCCTATAAAGTTTCTTTTGAAAATATTCAATGTCTGTAAGTTCTCCAAGATTTTGACCACCAGGAAGAGTCGTGATTTCTGTGCCACGACCACCTTCTCTTCTTGGAAGCCAAAAATCTTCCATCATACTCATAAACTTTCGATCATCACGAACTTCACCAGTATTTGCATCATACATTAACTTATTTCTATAACGAGACATAACCTCTTTAAGGTATTGCTCTGCTTTTACTTTTGGTAGATTGCCAACATCAATATAAAAAATACGTCTTTCTGGTGCGCGAGATAATCTGTAAATAACAAGACTATCTTCAATCATTCTTAACTGATTAAGTGCTTTGATTGCTTTATGAAGATATGAAAGAACCGTACCTTTATTCCTGTCAACCAAACCAGAGGTGCAGTATGTAATAGAATCTTTAGCAATTTTAACAGCTTTAGGTCCGCCAGCACCAGAAATCATTCCTGTCGGGAAATTAGGAGTAGGAGTATACATGAAGTATTCTTCAATCTCTGGAGAGAATACTTTTTGATCTTCATTTGATCTAGAAAAATTTACTAAATCTCTTTTATTCGTCTTTTTTTCTTGACGAATATATCTCATTTTCATGGGATCAATATATCTCAACTCTTGAATCCCTAATTGTGGACTCTTCACATCAATAACTTTTAAGTAATAAACTCTTCCATCAACATACCAATTTCTAAAAATTTCATGGCATTTTCTATCAAAATCCATGATTTCTTTGATATATTTAAACTCTTCCCTTATTTTTTTCTTTAAACCATCGCTTGCATTTAAGTTAGATAACTCAATCTCTACAGGAGAATCATAGAGATCACTAACTAATGCTTCATTTACAACATCTTCAATAGCACCATCACATTCTGGATGGATTGCCATTTCTCTATATCTTTTAATTAAATCATGTTCTGATCTATAAACACCTTCAATGTCAATATATTGACCATAAAAACCACTGGCAATATAATTATCAACCCCGTCCTCATTTGTTTGAGGGACGGGGGATACAACTGACGGAGATTTTTTTTGATTCTCAATAGAAAAACCAAAAAGTTTTGCCATAGTATAAACTGTAAACTGCTGTTATATTCTATTTAGTTGATATCTAAACCACCAGCATTAGCAGCATTACCTTTGATTGCTTCCCACCACTGAACTTGGAGTTCAACAGTAAACTCTTGAATACCCTGAGCATCATATGAAAGATCAATAGGTGCAACTTGAGTTGGGAAAATATCATAAAAATGGTATGCTCTTAAAGTCTCACCACTACGATCTAGTTGATAGACATAAGCATCTGCTTGATATGATGCTGGATTTGTTAAACCAGTATTATCAGAAACTCTATTGATTTTGTTCATCCAGTTTTCAAAGGCAGAACGGATTGCAAAATCAGTATCATTGATGATTGTAACGGTCCAAGTGTCAAATGTGCGGTCTCCAGCAATTTTGAGAACTCTTCCTCTAAAAGGAACTTCAATTTGAGCCACATTTGATGCAGGTAGATTTGCACCTTTGACTAAAAATCTTGCTTTATCAAGAACAACAGCATCAGCAGCTGCTGCATCTGGGAATGAAAGAACAACTTCAAATAGATTGGAGCGAGCTCCACCACCAGTTAGCTTACTCTTGAAGTCGGTAATCTTCCTTAAAGGAGGTGGATTTAGTTGATTTCTGGTTGCCATAGTTTTGTACCTCTAAGTAAATTAAACTCTTCCGATTACTTCTTCAAAAGCAACACCAGTTCTGGTGGCAATGAAGGTTAGGCCGATGAAGTTGATTGATCTTGCTGGTTTAATATAAATGTCTGCAACAAACTCGTTGTTGTCAATCACAGCAGCAGTGTTATTTGTTTCATCACAAATAACAACATAATCAAAGATTCCTCTCTTAGATTGAACATCACGAAGGAATGGTTCGATGATATTTACAAAGTTTGTTCTTGTAATTTCATCGTTAAACTCAAAGAGTTGATCTTTTGCTGCAAATGAAATAGCATTTTCAAGATAGATGAACAAGCGACGAACGTTGATTCTATCAAATGCTGATGATTTACCATATCCAGTTTTATCTCCGAATAGAATAATTCCAGCTCCTGGTGAGAAGACAACAGGATTAATTCTATTCGAATAGAGTTTATCTCTTTGATTCTTATCTGGATTGTATGCTAGTTTAACTGCATTGAGGATTGTACCTCTTGCAGTTCCTGCAGGTGAGAACCATGGGAACTGATTAATATCATTTCTTGCACAAGTTCCAGCAATATCACCATTTAGTGGTATATATCTAAATGTATCATTAAATCTATCATACATGTATTTGTAACCACTATCAAAGATTCCATAAGTAGTTGAAGTTATTGGTGAGTAGAACCCAATAACATTATTGGTTATGTCTGCATCAGAACTTACTGTTACTGACCCAACGGAAGAATCATTCAAAAATGCTTGTCTATATGGGGAGATAAAAGCAATAGCATCTTTTCTCTTTTCAGCAACCGCAATACACTTATTAGCAAGTGCTTGGGCAGTTTCTTTGGCATAGTTTGCAGATCCCATCAAAATGAAATCTACTTTATAGTTTTCAGTATTTTCAAATAAAGTATAACCACTAATAATGTCATCTAGACCAGAAGTTAACGCTCCACTTACACTTAAATCAGTTCCTGAATTGTAATTTTTTCCTCCAGAGAGAGTATAAGTATTTGACCCAATCGTGGAGAAAGTGATACTATCTGCTGTTTGATCCCAAGAACCATTAGTAGTTTTTGTAAATCCAGAACTAAATCCTGATGTTACAATACCAACTGGAGATGATCCAGCAAACACATACTGTGAATTTACTTCCAGATATTTTCTCCAGTATGAAGAACTTCCTACAGAAAACTCTGCATTAGTTGCTTTAGAAAGTGCGAGGTGCTTTTCTAGAATAGTTCCAGCATTTCCAGTAACAGTTCCTTTATCATCAATTATAACAACATGAACTTGGTCAAATCTTCCACCTCTTGCATCTGCAAAAGATGAAGATGCAGGTCTATTTGCTAGGGTATTCCAAGCAATAGTTCCAGTTGTTAAAGTGATTGATTGTTGATCAAACCAATCAAGTGTTGATGTAACTGCGGTTGTCGATACTCCTACGGAACTATTGTTGCGAATAGTTAGATTTCCTGTTGTTCCAAATGTATATACCCCACGTGGTTGATAATCAACAGCAGTTTCTGTTCCTGCAGTAGAAACCTGACTTAGAACTTTTACACTTAAAGTTCCAGATCCAATCTCTGTAATAATACCTTTTAAATAACCATCAAGAGTTGAAGTTGTACCTTCTCCAGGTAAAACGGAAGTTATTGCTTGTGTGATTCCGTATCCAACTACCGCACCAGAAGTTGAAACTCCGAGAATTTGATCTGCTTTTCCGTCAATAACTGCAATCTTTATATTATTTGCCCAAGAACCTGGATTTTTTGCGGCAAACGTAACATTTGAAATAGTATTTTCACTATATCCAAGTTGGTTATAATGCTCATTACTTTTAATTTTAATGCTAGATGCTGTTCCAACAAATGCATTTGTTAAGTCACTATCGTCTGCTCTAACTACTCTTAAGGTTCCACCATATGCCAAATATGAAGAAGCTACTAACCAATGCTCGTAATGTTTATCCGTCGAGTATGGTTGTCCAAAAATATTATATAAATCTGCTTCACTTTCAACGACTTGTGGTAAAGAAACTGGTCCTTTTGCAAATGGCGCTACGATCGCACCAACTGATCCAGAAACGGGATCAACTCTACCAATCGTTAAATCAACTTCTCTTACTATAATTCCAGGAGATGCTAAATTTAGCGGCATCTTTATTCTCCCCTACAAGGCCAATGTATTCTAGAAATATTTATAAATTACCTTTATTACAAATAGTCCCACATATAAGATCTGTCTCCATATTCATCTAGATGCCAGCGATCTCCTGACTGATCAACAAAACTAGACATTTCCTCAAAACCATCAGATATAAATCCAAATGGAGCCATATCTTGCTCTATCTGGTTCTTTTGTTCCTCATAGATTCTTTTACGAACATCATTATCTGTCATTTCTTTAAAGTAATCTTGAGCAACTAACCAAGAAAAAATAACTAAACACATTGCTAAATCATCATTACATCCTTCTTCTGCTTCAAAAGAGTTATGACGCTGTGCAAATGTTGTTAATTCTGATATAATATCATAGTCAACTGTTAATAACTTATCATCTTCCATTAGTGTTTTTAAGTTTGAACATCCTAACTTTTTAACAGCAGCAGTCGTCCTTACACCTAGTTGAGATTTTTTACCACTAAATCCAGACCCAACAATTTGACCAGCACGTCCTCTCATCGCACACATTAAAACATTATCATATTCAAGATCAAAGTGGAGAATACTTGCTACTTGATCTCCAATATCATTAACTTCGACTAATAACCAAGCATCATTATATCCTTTAGCAACTTCACATATGATGCTTGGAAATAGCATCGGTTTAATTTCATTATTTCTATATTTTGCCACAACTTTGTATGGGAAGTTGGTAATATCAAAAACAACAAATGCAGAATAGTCGTTACCAAGTCCACGGGCAACGTCAACTGTTATTAAATAGTTATGCTCATCTTTTGGTTCTTCATAAATGTCTAATCCAGCATTTCTTTTAATAGGATCTTCATAAACAAAATTTCTAAGTTTTGCTGGATTGATTAAAGTATTAACAGATCCTAGAAACTCGCATTCAAACTCAACTTTGAACTGCTGTTCGGATGTGTTAGCAATCGTTTGCTCCTTCCAGGCGGCGTCTCTACCAGGAACCTCAGACCAATGAACATCTGTCGGAATATACTCGTTCTTGCCCCTCTCAGCATCGTGCCACATGCGGTAGAAATGATTCATACCACGTGGCGTTGAAACTATGATGACCTTTGTGCTTTGTCCAGAAGAAATAGTAGGATAAACAGAGGCAA